AGTCTTCATCAGTCCCTTTGAACTCGTGTTTGGACTCAACGTATGGACCTGCCATTGCTGGGGCGGAGATCGCCAAACCGAGCAGGGCAACTGCGAATGCTTTCATTTTAGTTTTTCGTTTATAAACTACCTTATAATTATACACGATATATCATCCTTTAAACAATATTAAACTTCTCTTAAATTTGATTTGCTGACATAAAAAAAGAGAGTGTCAAGCACTCTCAGCGATCCATCTCGAACCAACTTATTTAGCGTTTCTTCCACCTAGGTAGGTAGAATATTGCGAAAGAACTCACCCAAAAAACTGCCAACGCTGACAAATGGATGACTCTATTTGGATTAACAATGAGACCGATAGTCACGAGTGCAATCCAAGTGTAATCTAAAGTACCGTGAAGTCGATACCAAACATTCGATCCTAGTTTTTTAATGATGTCATCTCTTCGTCTGCCGAACCACGGTGATACGTGGCGCATCATAACAAAACCCTCATTCAAAAACATAAGGGTGAAACCAATCCAGAAAATCATTTAGTTTCCTCTATTGCCTCCTTAATAATATTCTTAAGTTGTCTTCCTTTTTTCTTACTGAGTCCAACTGATGAATCAATCTTTACTTTGACCCAGTAGAGACCGATAAGAACAATTAGGAATGGAATAGATTCTTCCCAAGAGATTGCGTTCCACGCATTTGCTGCTTGACCAAGCATTGCAACTGTGTCTGGTGCTGCAAGCATTTCTGCTCCCATTACCTGTCCCCCTTCTTACGGTTTTCAGAACGAACAACAGTAAACTCACCCTCAGGATAACGTGTTGCAAGTTTAACTGAGTTACGGAAGGTAACCTCGTCAAGAGTTACACCGAGTGCGATACAAGCATTCGCGACATACCACATAATATCACCAAGTTCGAGGATAAGATGTTCTTTGTTGTCAGCATTCCAGGGTTTACCTTGGAACTTAAGTTTCTTAACGATCTCCATAAATTCACCACCCTCAGCAACAAGACCAGAGGCAGCAGTATCAAGACGCTCAATGTCACAACCCTCACCTTTGAGAGTTTCATAACGTTCCATCAGTGCATCAAAATCTTTTGACTCTTTACTGGTGGTCAAGTTTACAAACTTAAAATACTCAGCGTAATCAACTTCAAAAGGTTCTTCTGTTTGTCCCTTTTTCTTACGTTTGGCAGCAACCTTTTTACCTGCCACTCCTTGTGGTTCTTGGAATCCTTTAGGAATATTCTCAGCAGGGTTGGAGAAATCTTTCTCCGTCACCTGTGGATCATCACGAAATTCTGCTGTGTTTTCAGTCATACTTTGAAATCATTAAAGTTTTGTTTAGAGAAGGATAGGATGTCAGATGCATCAACCGTTTCCTCTTGTCCAGAGTCAACGATCTTCTTTTGTTCTTCACAATCATACAGACGCATCTTCGCCCTGTCAATACCCACAACGAATCTCTTGTTCACTGTAGGATCATTATATCTATTCTTAAGTTGTTTCACCATAATCTGATTCAACTCTTCCATCTCCTCAGTAGAAATCAGAGCAATCATAAAGTCTGCAGTAGCAGGGAGTCCAAATGACTCCGAAGTATCTGTCAGGTCAACATCAGAATTGCCATACCCACTACGAGTAGTTTGAGTAGCGGATACGATAGGGACATTATGTTCACCTGCAAGTCCACGTAGTTCTTCAGCAATAGATTTAACAAATGTGTACGAGTTAACTATAGCACCTTTGTATCTTGATGAGTTACAAATGTTAAGGTAGTCAACATAAATGATGTCTGGTACAAATGCTTTCTTGATAGAAAGTTCTTGCAACAATGCCTTGAAGTGTCCTACGTGTGCTGATGCAGTAGGATATTCCTTGATCAAGAGACGACCCTGTGTTTTGTTTTGAACCTTTTCGATCTTAGAATCGAACATTGGTTTAGGTAGTGTCTCCAATGATTGAACTGGAATGTTCATCAAGTTAGCATCAATACGCTCAGCAATCTTTTCTTCTGCCATCTCCAACGTGATGTATAGCACGTTATGTCCTGCAGCAAGATTAGCAGCAGCACAGTGACACATAAACAAACTCTTACCAACACCTGTACCTGCAAGTGCAATGTTCAATGTCTTCTTAGATAGACCACCCTTGGTAACTTTGTTGAGTAATTCAATATCAAAAGGAATCTTTTCTTCTACCCTGTGATAGAACTGATAACGTTGATCAGCATCATCAAGATAGTCGTGACCAACAGAATTATCAAAAGAAACTGATAGTGCATTAGACAAGATACTTGGAATAGCATCACGTCCCATTGTTTCAGAGTTACCATCAGCAATCTGAATAGACTCAAGAAGTGCATTATAGATAGCACGATCACGACACCACTTCTCTGAGGTGGTTACTAACCAATCAATCTCGTGTGGTTCTTCAACCATATTTTGAAGAGAGGTCTTTAGTTCAGAGAACGTAGTCTCGTTTAGATCTTCTCTCGATTCAATTTCAATACTCAATGCTTCCTTTGAAGGGAGAGCATCGTATTCCATAAAATATTTTGCAAGTTCATCGAAGATAATTTTGTTGTTGTAATCTTCGAAGTATTCTTGCTTGATGTGTGGAAGTGTCTTACGTGTAAAATCCTGATTATGAATCAAGTTTGATACTACGAGTTCTTCTACAGAATTAGACATAGTGGATGTACGTTCCCGCGATGTATTTTGCGTTAGAGATTGCAGGTAGTCCTGCGTGAGGATATGTCCACGTGGGTGGGAACACTAACAGTCTACCACGTTTAGGAGAAACTTTCATATGTTTGAATTCAGTTTCTCCACCCTCTTCAACATCATTGAGATACCAGAATAGTACGAGCATTCTTTTAGCAGACTCGTGGTCACCCACATCGACGTGCCATTTGAATTGATCTTCTGAATCTGGATTGTATCTCTTGATTCTAAACTGTTCAAGTGATGTCTTCATAGGAAAGTATTTCCTACAGTCACACTCATCCATATATCGTTGGATGAAATCGTGAGCAGACTGAATCAATGCTGATTGGATTATGTCCCAATCTTTATGTGATTTCTTCTCAATGTGTTCAGTGATATTAAATTGTGCGAAGGTAGGACGACCATCTCTGTCCCAAATATCGAGTTCTTCCATTTCGAAAAGACGAATGGCATTCTCGCATACCTCTTTAGAGATGGCATCATCATAAACCTTGATGAAAGATTCAAGATCCATATGCGAATTCCTTCTTTGCTGCTTCTTCCAACTTATCCATTATTTCTGGGGTGAAGTATTTCTCAGGATCCTTGAGAATAACAGAAGGGAAGACGCTAGACTCCCCAACAACAACGCGATTACCCTTGCGTTCAAATACTCCATACTTCTCACCCAACTCCAATAGTCCGTAATACTTGTCAAGTCCCCTTGAGTCATAGAATAACCTCGTTTCTACTTTTACATTTTCTTTAGTGAAGCGTGACTTGGCAGTCAAACATTTGATAATATTACCAACGATCTCTTTGTTAGAGTCACGTTCTTTAGATTTACTCAGGAAAATAATTGTACTGGCAGCATACTTAAGACCAGATCCTCCACCCATTTCTTTGGTGGGAACATATGCACCTACCACATCATATGTATGGTTAGTAACGATGAGTGGTACATTACAACGACCTAGTTCAAGAGTTAGAACACGGAAGATTGCTTTCACAACCTGTGCTCTAGTCATATCCCTAGTCTCTTTACCTTCCTCACTGTCAGATACTTCCTTGGAAGTAGAAAGCATACCGAGTGAGTCAAGACAGAACATCATAGGTTTCCTGTCCTCCTCCTTCATCTTGGAGTAGTTCTTCAATGTCTTGAGTGCCTGTGTTCTGAACTCTTGTACAGTTGTAACAGGAACAACAGCAACACGATTAGCATCAATACCACGACTGGTCAACATATCTTTGGAGACAGCAGACTCAGATTCGAAATATAATACAATACCGTCAGGATTAGAATCCAGGAAACTACGAACGACACTAAGAGTAAAAAAAGTTTTTCCAGTGCTTGATTCTCCTGCAATAGCGGTGATTTTGTTTGAAGGCAAACCTCCATAAATCGAACCACTAACAAGGGCATTGAATATATGAGACCCAGTGTCAACGAAAGAAGTAACGTCGCCTGCAGCAACCCCGTCACTAACGACTGAAGCGTAGTCATTGCCAATGTCGCTGATAATGTCTTTTAAAAATGATGTCATAGGAAAAATTCGTCTAGGTTAGCAATCTTCTCTGCCTTCCAATTAATAGTATCCATAATAACCTGTAATGGATCAAGGAAACTCTTCTGGAATTGTAGATCATAATCTATGTACTTGTCAAGACCAAATTCTTTCGGCAGAGTCTGAAAGAAACTTACCACGTTCTCTTGGATTTTGTTTGGGGTCTTTAAATAGAGGAACTTTACCTTCTCCCCCTCTTGAATTAGAGGATACTTGTGAGTCAATTTGTTCTTCTTGTTATAGAAATTATATAAGAGTGCTCCTCTCACGTGGATAGGAGTACCCTTTGAGTATATTGTAGCAGGGTTTGAGAACTTTGACAGACCATTACACCCACGTGGGAATGCAACATCCTCTGCGTTTAGTTTCTCAAACCTCTCTCTGAATTCTGCGATGAATTCTTGGGTATCCTGTTCGGTACCATTCATAATAACTTTCATAGCATCCTTAATTGCTGTCCTACAGGCAGCAGGTGTGGATGATTTAACTGCCTCAATGCCCATCATCTTGATCTTAGGTTCAGTAAACCTAACTCCTTCGATGTCATAAGCGTTGAGAATGTATCTTTTCTTGGCAGTCCATATACCTTTGTTGGCAATGGTCTCCCTCTTCATCTTCATTTTTTGGTCAT